AGTCTGAAGTGACCATAACACATCAATCTACAGATGATTTACGTGAAAAATTGCGTTCTAAACTAACAAAATTAGTTAATCCTATAGAAGAAGTGGATGCAGCCGTGGTTATTGATGGAGAGGCGTTGGATGTAGACAAAGAATTGGGTCTGAATAGTGAATAAACCTGTTTTAGACTTTTCTGACGTTGAGATTCAGCAAATGCTAGACAATTTAGACCATTATACACCCGACGAGATTGCTGAGATTGACCGTATGGTCGAGGAATTGAATACACGCAAGGTAAATCAAGCTTCATATGATGATTTGATTGAATTTTGTAAGCGTATGCAGCCTGATTACATCGTTGGTAAGCATCACAGGTTACTCGCAAACATGTTAATGGATATTGAAGGCGGAAATAAAGATCGTATATGTGTAAATATACCACCACGACACGGAAAATCACAACTTGTGTCTATTTTCTTTCCAGCGTGGTTTTTGGGGCGGAATCCGAATAAAAAAGTGATGATGGTGTCCCACACAACTGATTTGGCGGTAGATTTTGGGCGTAAGGTACGAAACCTAATTGCTACAGATGAATATACGTCTATATTTCCTACAGTTAAACTAGCAGCAGACTCAAAGTCAGCGGGTCGCTGGAACACAAACTCTGGAGGTGAATATTATGCGTGCGGTATTGGGTCTTCTATTGCTGGTAGGGGTGCTGACCTCCTGCTCATTGACGATCCCCATTCTGAACAAGACGTCATTAACGGAAATTTTGAAGTGTTCGAAAAAGCATACGAGTGGTTCACTTTTGGGGCGCGAACTCGGCTTATGCCTGGAGGTAGGGTTGCCATAATACAGACACGTTGGCATATGGACGACCTGACAGGACGTGTTGTACGGGATATGGGGCAGAACGAGCGGTCAGATCAGTATGATGTTGTCGAGTTCCCTGCTATTTTGGATACGGTGGACAACAAAACTAAAAAATCAACTCAAAAACCCCTGTGGCCTGAGTTCTTTGACCTTAACGCGTTACTACGTACTAAAGCATCTATGCCTGTGTTTCAGTGGAACGCACAATACCAACAGCAACCTACCGCTGAAGAAGCCGCACTCGTCAAACGAGAGTGGTGGCAGGTCTGGGACAAAGAAAGCCCACCTGTGTGTGAATACGTTATCATGTCTTTAGATGCGGCAGCAGAGACACACAACCGTGCAGACTTCACAGCATTGACCACATGGGGGGTGTTTTTGAACGAAGAAGTAAATAATTATAATATTATTTTGCTAAATAGTATAAAAAAGCGTATGGAGTTCCCAGAGTTAAAAGATTTAGCTATGGAAGAATATAGTGAATGGGAACCAGATGCGTTCATTGTGGAGAAAAAAAGTGCAGGTACAGCACTCTACCAAGAGATGAGACGTATGGGGTTACCTGTACAAGAGTACACACCGCACAGAGGGTCTGGTGACAAATTGGCACGTTTGAACTCTGTAACAGATATTGTAGCGTCGGGATTATGTTGGGTTCCAGAGACACGCTGGGCAGAAGAAGTGATAGAAGAGATTGCAGGATTCCCATTTATGAGCCATGATGACCTTGTTGACTCTACCGTAATGGCGCTAATGCGCTTTAGGCAGGGTGGATTTATAAGACTACCTAATGACGAGCCTGACGAGGTTCGGTACTTTAAACAACGCAGAGGAAGTGGATTTTACTGATGGCTATTGAGAAAGCATTATACCAAGCTCCCGTAGGTATGGATGAGGATAAAGACTCTTCCGAACTTGAAATTGAAATTGTAAACCCTGAAAGCGTTACACTAGATGATGGGAGTATGGAGATTACCATTATGCCTGGAGCAGAAGGTATGGAAGGTGGCGCGTTTGAGGACAACCTAGCTGAAACCTTAGATGAAGGCATACTTGATAAACTTGCTGAAGATATTACAGGTAACATTGAGTCTGATGTAGATAGCCGCAAAGATTGGGCAGATACGTTTGTCAAGGGGTTAGATGTACTTGGGTTTAAATATGAAAGTCGTACAGAGCCTTGGGAAGGTGCGTGCGGTGTATATTCTACAGTGCTTGCTGAAGCTGCTATACGTTTCCAAGCAGAAACAATGTCAGAGACGTTTCCTTCCTCTGGACCTGTCAAGACAAAAATATTAGGTGAAGAGACAAAAGAAAAAGAAGAAGCCGCTGTTCGTGTTAAAGCTGACATGAATTATGAGCTTACAGAGAATATGGTCGAGTATAGACCAGAGCATGAGAGACTACTCTACAGTCTTGGACTTGCAGGATCTGCATTTAAGAAAGTATACTATGATTCCACAATGGGCCGTCAAGTTGCTGTCTATATCCCAGCAGAAGACGTTATCGTGCCTTATGGCGCGTCACATATAGAAACCGCAGAACGTGTTACTCATGTTATGCGTAAAACTAAAAATGAATTAAAGAAACTACAGGCTAACGGGTTTTACCGTGAGGTCGAGATAGGAGAACCGCAAGCGTTTCATTCTGATATAGAAGAACGCAAAGCTGAAGAAGGTGGGTATTCTCTCACCGATGATGATCGTTACACCGTCTATGAAGTACACGCCGATCTTATTATTGATGAGAGTGGTGATTCTGACGATGATATTGCTAAACCATATGTTGTAACACTGGAGCGTGGCTCTAACCAGATTTTAGCGATACGTAGGAATTGGAACCCAGATGACGACTTGTCCCTCAAACGTCAGCACTTCGTACATTATGTATATGTACCTGGATTTGGGTTCTATGGGCTGGGGCTTATTCACATCATTGGTGGGTATGCTAGGGCGGGTACATCCTTGATACGACAGCTTGTTGACGCTGGAACTCTCTCCAATCTCCCTGGGGGTTTGAAGTCTCGCGGGTTGCGTATCAAGGGTGATGATGCACCGATAGAACCAGGAGAGTTTAAAGATGTAGATGTGCCGTCAGGTAGTATTCGTGATAACATCATGCCTCTACCGTACAAAGAACCAAGCCAGACTTTACTTGCACTCCTAGACAAGATTACACAAGAAGGTCGTAGACTCGGTGCGATTAGTGACATGAACATCTCAGATATGTCTGCCAATGCTCCTGTGGGTACAACACTTGCACTCTTGGAGCGCACACTAAAACCAATGGCTGCAGTACAGGCTCGTGTGCATTATGCAATGAAACAGGAGTTTAAACTTTTAAAAGTATTGATGTCTGAATATGCTCCAATGGAGTATGCCTACCAACCGATTCGAGGTGAAGTAGGCGCACGTCAGTCTGATTATATGATGATTGATGTGATACCAGTGAGTGACCCTAACAGTTCTACTATGGCACAACGTGTTGTACAGTACCAAGCTATCTTGCAGATGTCACAACAAGCACCGCAGATATATGATCTACCTCAATTACACAGGCAGATGATAGAAGTGTTAGGAGTTAAAAATGCAGATAAACTTGTACCTGTTACAGATGACATGAAACCTGTAGATCCTATAAGTGAGAATATGGCAGCGTTGACAGGTAAACCGATGAAAGCGTTTATATACCAAGACCATAATGCTCATATAGAAACACATATGTCCTTTATGCAAGATCCTATGGTCGCACAAACTATCGGGCAGAACCCACAGGCGCAACAAATTATGTCATCACTACAAGCACATATAGCTGAACATCTTGGATTTAAGTATCGTAAAGATATTGAAGAACGCATGGGTGTTGAACTACCTGCACCTAACGCTGAACTTTCTGAGGACGTTGAAGTTAATTTAGCTCGCATGGTCGCTAAAGCGGGAACACAACTTACTCAAGCGCACCAACAACAAGCGGCGCAGCAAAAAGCGCAAGAACAGGCGCAAGATCCTATGTATCAATTACAACAACAAGAAGTACAGATCAAACAGCAAGAAGTGCAGCGTAAAGCCGCTAAAGATCAAGCAGATGTTATGCGAGACGCTAAGAAGTTAGAACTTGAAGAACAGGAATTAATGATGGATGCTGAGAAAGATGGTATAAAAATGGCTGCTGACAGACGGGTAGCCAATACCAAACTAGATTTGGAAACTATACAAACAATGCGAAATGGCAAAGGTAAGGAACAATAATGGCAAAAACCGTCTTTGACGTGCTTAAAGAACGAATCGTGACTGAAAAAGTCAACGCAACTGAATTTCTTACTTCTGGGGGTCCAAAAGACTATGCTCAGTATAAGGAAGTTACTGGACTGATACGGGGTCTTGAGTCCAGCATTACATATATAGAAGACCTCTCGCGCAACTATATGGAAGATGATGACAATGACTAAAGTAGCAGAACTAATGCCTGAAGGAATGACGGAACAAGAACTAGAGGTACAACTACCCATACCTGTAGGATACCGTTTGCTTGTAGCCATGCCTGAGATAGAAGAGACTTATGAGAACACTAAGATATTAAAGACATCTACAACTATGCACCAAGAGCATGTTATGTCGATCATAGGACTTGTATTAGATATGGGCGATCAAGCTTATTCAGATAAGGAACGTTTCGGAGATAAACCTTGGTGTAAACCAGGAGACTACGTAATGTTTCGTGCAAATACAGGCACAAGATTTAAAGTTGGTGGAGTTGAGTATCGTTTGATGAACGATGATTCAATCGAAGCTGTAGTAGACGATCCCCGTGGTGTGACACGAGCATAAGGAAATAAAAAAATGCCATTTCAAAAAGTCGAGTATACTTTCCCTGACGAGGAAGAAAATAATGAAGCTATTGAGGTAGAAAGTTCTAGCGCAATAGAAGTTGATTTAGTTAAAAAAGAAACTAAAGAAGAAGAAAAAAAAGAAGAAGCTAAAGTTGAACCTACTCCTGAAAAAGAAGTAGAGATTGAGGTTGTTGATGACACTCCTAAAGCGGATAGAAACCGTAAAGCTTCCGAACCCCCAGAAGATGTTACAGATGAAGAGTTAGAAGACTATTCTGAAAAAGTCCGTAAACGGATTCAACATTTTAGTAAAGGGTATCACGATGAGAGGCGTGCTAAAGAAGCAGCGTTTAGAGAAAAACAAGAATTAGAAACTCTTGCGCAATCTCTTGTTGATGAGAACAAGAAATC